CTCATGCGGCCTGCTCCCAGAATGATTCGCCCACTTCTTCCCCCGCGTTCGCTTTCGCGCCCAGCGCCATCGCGAGGGCAACCATTCCGTCGATCCGGCCTGTGGCTTTCGCCTTGGTGAATTTCCGATTGCCCGCCGGATCGTTGGCCGTCACAGCGTTCGCCGCGCACATCGTCAACACCGGGTGCATGCCGTGCCGCAGCCGCTTCGCAAGCAACTGTGACTCAAGTTCACGCAGCGCAGGCGACATGCTCAAGAAGCCTTGGCCGAACTCGACGAAGCGCTCAAGCTCTTCGTCGGCGAATCCGACGCGCTCAAGCCACGGCCGAAGGAACCGCATGTTGTAGCGGTCGAACGCCAGTGCACGCACGTCGCAGCGGTCAAACACTGCGCGCAGGTGCCGAGCGATGGGTGTCATGCCGCTGATGGTCGGCTACTCGGACAAGACGGCGACCTATGCGAGCGCGGAACAGATGTTCCTTGCGCACGTGGTGCACACGCTGACGCCCTGGTACACGCGGATCGAGCAGTCGATCGACGCACACCTGATCGGGCGGCGAGATGCAGACCAAGGCTACTACGCGAAATTCGTGGTTGCTGGCCTGCTTCGCGGTGCGATGCGAGATCGGGCCGAGTACTTCTCGCGTGCGCTTGGCGCTGGCGGATCTCCCGCGTGGATGACTCAGGACGAGGTGCGGGCGCTCGAAGAAATGAATCCAGTCGGTGGCGACGCGGGGCGACTGCTTTCCGCTGTCCCGGCACAAGGGGGTAGCGATGGAGCGTCTTAGTTGCACGCTGGGCGAACTCAAGTTTGCGTCCGATGACGCCGAGGCAATGTCCTTCGAGGGATACGGCGCGGTGTTCGGCAACGTCGATTCGTATGGCGATGTGATCGAACCGGGCGCGTTCGCGCAGTACCTCGCTGCGGTCAAGGGTGGCGGTCAGCAGTGGCCGGCAATGCTGCTGCAGCACGGCGGCTACGGCATGACCGCAGAGGACATGACGCCGATCGGCGTGTGGACGGATCTTGCCGAGGACGGCAAGGGCCTGCGCGTGGCCGGGAAGCTTGCAGACACACCCCGTGGGCGCGAGGTGTATGCGTTGATGAAGATGGACCCTCGCCCGGCCATCAATGGTCTGTCGATCGGGTATATCGCCAAAGAGTGGGAGATGCGCAGCAAGCCGGAAGATCCCCGGCGCAAGCTCAAGCGCATCGACCTTCTGGAGATCTCCCCGGTGACTTTCCCGGCAAACGGGAAGGCGCGCGTGTCGGCCGTCAAGTCGATCGAGGATGTCGCGTCTGTGCGCGACGCCGAAGAGTTTCTGAGCGCACTTGGCCTGTCGAAGACGCAGGCGGTTGCGCTCATCGCACGAATCAAGGGGGCCGGGTCGGGCGATCCGATGGGCTCCAAGGGCGGACCGGGTGATCCGGCGGCCGAGCTGCTTGCGAGCCTTCGCAAGCGTAGTACCGCGCTGCCGAATCGGTAGTCGCTCACACCGCAATCAAGGCCGCCTTCGGGCGGCTTTTTTCATTCTAGGAGCCGCTATGTCGGACCTCAGCGAGGTGAAGAACCTCATCGAAGAGCAGGGCCGTGCGTGGGAGGAGTTCAAGCGCACGAATGATGAACTCATCAAGGCGAAGGCCGACGGCAAGGCGATTGCCGACATCGAAGCCAAGCTCGCCAACATGACCGCCGCGCTGGACGAGGCCAAGACGCGCGCCGATGAACTTTTCGAGGAAATGAAGGCGTCGAAACGCCCGAACCTCGGCGGCGGCGGTGACAGCGACGTGAAGAAAGAAGCGAAGTCCTTCAACGACGCGCTGCGCGCCGACATGCAATCCAAAGGCCGGCCGGCGGCCGAGATCAGCGTCGATGCGTATGCGCAATACAAGTCGGCGTTCATCCATCTCGTGCGGCATGGAGATCTGGAGCGGCTGTCCGCTGACGAGCGCAAGGCGCTCTCGGCCGGCAGCGATCCGGATGGCGGCTATCTGCTGCCGACGCCGACGGTCGGGCGGATCGTGTCGAAAGTCTACGAGCAATCGGTGATGCGCCAGATTGCCAACGTGCAGTCGATCAGCACGGACGCGCTCGAAGGCGTGGTGGACAACGGCGATGCCGGTGCCGGGTGGGTGTCGGAGACCGGCACGCGCAGCGAGACGACCACGCCGCAGGTCGGCAAATGGCGCATCGAGGCGCACGAGATGTACGCCGAGCCGCGCGTCACGCAGAAGCTTCTCGACGACGCCGCTGTGGATGTGGAGATGTGGCTCGCCGGCAAGATTGCCGACAAGTTCGCGCGCGTGGAGGGCACGGCGTTCTGGTCTGGCACCGGAACCGGGCAGCCTCGCGGGCTGGCTACCTACACGACGGCCGCCACTGGCGACGACTCGCGTGCGTGGGGTCAGTTCGAGCACGTGAAGTCTGGCGCGAATGGCGACTTCCACACCACGAAGGCAGATCCGCTGCAGGACCTGATCGGCGCCATGCGTGACCAGTACCTCGCGGCTGCCGTGTTCGTGATGCGACGCGAAGTGCGCACGAAGTTGCGCAAGCTCAAGGAAGCGACTTCCGATCGATATCTGTGGGAGCCGTCGCTGCAAGCGGGGCAGCCGGATCGGCTGTTGGGCTACCCGGTGCGCATCGATCAGTACATGCCGGCGCTCACGACCGATTCGCTGTCGCTGGCGTTCGGTGATTTCGCTGAGGCGTACACGATCGTCGATCGTCTGGGCATTCGCACGCTGCGTGATCCGTACACGGCGAAGCCCTACGTGAAGTTCTATTCGACTCGTCGCGTCGGCGGCGGTGCGGTGAACTTCGAGGCGGCCAAGTTCCTGAAGTTCGCGTCCTGATGACGCCGGCCCGGAGCGATCCGGGCCTCACCAAATTCAAGGGGTTCAGAGATGAAAGATCTCGCAAGCAATATCGACGTGAAGCGGGTGATTTCGCCCGTCAGCGTCGCGGACAACACCGCGCAGGTCGGGCAGATCATTGATCGTCGCGGGTTCGATTCGGTCACGTTCCTGATCGCAACCGGTTCGGTCGCCGACGCCGACGCGACGTTCACCGTTCTTCTGGAGGAGTCGGACGACTCCGGCATGAGCGGAGGCAACGCTGTTGCCGATGCCGACCTGATCGGCACCGAGGCGCTGGCAGGATTCCAATTCGACGATGACAACGAGTGCCGCAAGCTCGGGTACGTCGGCAACAAGCGGTATCTGCGGCTGACGATCACGCCGGCGAACAACGCATCGGCCGCACTGCTGGCCGCTGTCGCTGTGCTCGGCCACCCGTCGCTGGCTCCGACTGCGAACCCGCCCGCCTGATTCGCTGAGGCGTAACACGGCCCGCTTCGGCGGGCCGTTTGCATTTCTGGGAGGCGCAATGCCGATTCCGAAGGGCGCGCAAGTGCGCCAGGTGGTGCCGGTCATCGAAGGATCGGTGATCGAGCGCCGATTCAATGACGCGGCCGACACGTTCGAGTACCTCGTCGAGTACACCGACGCCGAAGGCGCGGCGCAGTCGCGCTGGTTCACGGACGGCCAGATCGAGGAGGTTGCGCAATGATGGGGCCTGAGAAGGTGGACGCCGCTGATGCGGTGGGCGCGAGCCTCGTGCGCAACGATGCGCTGGCCGAGGGCGTGCATGCGAGTGGCGTGTATGTCGTCGAGTGCATCGGCGCCGATGGCAAGCTGAAGTGGCGCGACGAGTTCCCGAACACCGTCACGACGGCGGGCAAAAACCTGCTGCTCGATACGCTGCTGTCTGGCAGCGGCTACAGCGTGACGGGGCCGTACATGGGCCTGATCTCGTCTGCGAGCTGGAGCGCCATTGCTGCTGGCGACACGATGTCGTCGCATGCGGGCTGGCTCGAAGCTGGCGGCGCGAATGCTCCGACGTACAGCGGGTCGCGCAAGACGGTCGCATTCAATGCCGCGTCGAGCGGATCGAAGGCGGCGAGTGCTGCGGCGTCGTTCGCGATCACCGGCAGCGGCACGGTCAAGGGCGGATTTCTGGTGCTGGGCTCGGGCGCATCTGCGACCGTGGACAACACCGGAGGCGTGCTGTACTCGGCCGGGCTGTTCTCGGGTGGCGATCGAGCGGTGGTGAGCGCCGACACGCTGAACGTTACCTACACGGCGACTGCGTGATGACTGCGGCCGAGATTCTGGCCATGATCGACGCGCGTGCTGCGATCGATCCGGAGTTCGCCGCGCTCGTGAAGGACCGCAACGACTCCGGCGTCGCCGCGGCGCTGTCGGAAGGCCGCACGCGGCCGCGCACGCGCATGATCACCGAGCGCGGCGTGATCTCGATCCTCGGCCCGATCGAGGGCGAGGCGCTGCTGCAGGGGCTGGAGCAGTTCGCCGCCGCGACGCTGCCGGTCGAGCATCCGCTGGCCGCTCATCACGCCGGCATCCGCCGGATCATCGGCTGGCTGCGGCCGCCGAGCGAGGGTGTCGACATCGGCGACCCGCTGACGGCGCAGCTGCTGCAGACGCTGGCCGCCATCGGCACCCCCGGCATCACGTCGGGCCGCGTGGCTGTGCTGCTCGCGGCGGCGCGCGAGGATGACCCGATCAGCGTGTCCGACGTCTCGGCGGCTCTCAATGGGAGGGCTGCGTAATGGCCGGCGAAACGAAACTGGTCTACGGCAGCGAGAAAACGCTGTCCACGACGATCGGCGCGATCAGCAATAACGCCATCTCTGGCG